CCGGAGGCTGCTGCCTTCGCTGCCATACCTGCCGGTATCCGTACCGCACGCGAGGCCGGTGAGGCACTGGCAATGGCCGGCGAGAACCTGATGACTCAGCCTTCGCGCATCGGGCCTTTGGAGGCTATCGGCGCTGCTCCGGGGGCTAACCTGCGCCAGCGTATGCTTGGTGTGGTCGGGCAGTACGGCGGTGACGCTGCACTGGATGCCTCACTCAGGGGGCTTGCCGGAGGAATCGAAGGCGGAGTGATTGGTACAGGCTTGGGCTATTTGTCCGGAGGCGAAGAGGGGGCCGCTGCAGGCTTAGGTGCTGGCGGTGTGCAGGGCGCTGCCGGTGCTATCGGTGGCCGTGCCTACCAGAAGCTCACTGGCAAAGCTGCCGCGGAAGCCCGTGCTGGCGACCTCGGGCGATTCATTGACTCACAGCAGGATCCGACGACCAAGGCTCTGTTTGAGCGTGTCAGAGACCAACACGGCGTCGATACGGCCTCGGCACTGATGGACGTTGAAGGGCTGGTCAAAGGCCGGTTTGGTGATGTTGACGTAAAGTACCTTTCGGACACTGACTTTGTTGATCAGTACAAGGGCCGTGCCCGTGGTGTTCAGGTTGAGATTGGAGACCGCCCGACCATTGTCATCAATGCCGACATCCTTGGAAAAGGCAAAGGCGACAGCCCGTTGTACACTCTCGGACATGAGCTGTTCCATGCTCTCGAAAAGAGCGAGCAGCTCGCAGGCGGTGCAACTGAGATCAAGAACGCTCTTGTCGGACGCTGGATTCAGGAAGGAGACGTCATCCGCAAGCTGTCCGACGGCGCTTTCAATGACGCTGAGATTGAGGCTCGGTTCAACGAGTACCGAGACAAACTGTCCGCAGGCAGTCCGCAGCGTGCAGCAGAACTTGCCCAGTTCGACACGATCAACAAGAAGGCCGACTACATTGCCTCGGAGCTGGCTGCTGAACACTTTGCAGCACTGATTGCTGGTCAAAAGCCTGACGCGATGCTCAAAGGCTTCTCAGGCCTCACCAGACAGCTTCTGGATGCCGCACTGACGCAGAACGCCAGCAAGGCAATCGCAAACGCTGCTGCGTCGATTGAGCGCACGTTTGGCGTGAAGCCGACTGACTCAGTCCTGTTTCCGGACCTGAAGCAGGCCTCGCCTCAGGTGAATGCCATGCTGCGCGACTTGGTGCGTGCCCGTCGCAAGCTGGACGAGAAGATCATGCTCGATGACAGCCGCGGTGGCCGCGTGCTGAAGCCGGAGGACGTTTCCAACCCGTTGGCAGCAAAGGAACTGGTCGACCTTGGGTTGGCCGAGCAGATGCCCGATGGCAGCATCAGGAACCTTTCTAGCGATGAGATCCGAGCACGCGACGACAAGGATCTGACCTCGTTGCGATCCATCACCGAGAAGATCCCGGGGGCTCGGATGGTCGACGGTGAAATCACAGGCAGGTTCAGTCCGGATCAGCTCAGTGCCATTGAGCAATCCCAGACGATCAGCTCTCGGATGAAGGACAAGATCCGAGCAGTCAATCTGGCAATCGAGAACGGCAACAGCCTGTTCGTTACCTACTTCGCAGCACTTAAACGGGTGAGGAACAAGCTCACCAAGAAGTATTCGCCGAAGTACGACAGCGGCATCCGAGTCAGCGAACGGGAGTTCTCTCCGTACAGCTTCAAGATCACAAAGGCAGACAACCCGGTGGTAAACGCCATCGACATCACCAAGGTCCGAAACGAACTCAGCAAGCTGCTGAAGAAGGATGGCAGCATTGGAGGCCTGTGGAGCAACACAGATGGGTTTATGACCGATCTGGCGAGGTACTTTACCAACCTCGACCAGAGAGAAGGTGCCCGTCGTTCCGCTGAGATATTCGGAGTCGATAAGGCAAAGTTCCTTGGCGACTTTGTTGGTGCTGCTGAGAAAGGCGGAAGCAAGTTCGTTCGCAGCTTCCGGCTGGATCGTGTTGGCTCGATGTCTCCGATGGACTTCAAGGCGAAGTTTTCCGAGGAAGCCTACCAGCTCTCGAAGCAGCGCTGGATGCCTGCCGAGACCATCGGCGACAAGTCGGTCACCAACTCCGATGAGGGCTACCGCATTATCAGCGGTGCCAAGCACAAGCTCTACGGTCCCGATGGGAAGCTCATCGGAATCTACGACACCCAAACCCAAGCAGAAAGGAAAGCAGATGCCACTCAAACAAGGCTACAGCCAGAAGTCGATCAGCAGCAACGTGTCCCGCGAAATGAAGGCCGGCAAACCGCAGAAGCAGGCCGTGGCGATAGCGCTCTCGGTCGCACGCAAGGCCGAGAAGAAGGCCGGCAAGAACTCGGGACGGTTCGACAAGCGGGGGATGTAATCACTCCCGAGTCGCCAGAGGTCGCCAAGAAGGTGGCCTCCGGTGACACGTCGATGCTTAGAGACGGTGAAATGCTCGGGACGTTCCGGTTCATGCCGCCGGACTTGATCGACAAGCTGGCAGTCACTGATGAGCAGCGTCAGGCAATGCGCGGCAAGAGCGGTTTCGCGTTCGTTTCCGACTGGGCGGATGCTGGGCGTCCATACGTCACCCAGCTTGGACGCAAAGTCGACGTGCTGATGGGTGGAATGGGCTATCCTTTCCTGCCTGAAATTTCCGGCAAAGGCGCATGGGCCGGCACGTTCTCGGGGATGACCGACAAGGTGATGGACAAGATCAAGGCTACCGATGGCATCGGACTTGTTGTCCTTGGTGGTCCAGAGTCCAGCGCATCCAGCCGTGCGTTCTCACGTGCGTTTGGTGAGGAATTGGCAGACTCCATATCTCAGAATCCAAAGCTGAAGGAGAAGCTCGACAAGATAGCCCGCAACGCACGCAAGCAGTGGATTGAGTACCGCAGAGGTGAGGGCAGAAGCATCGATGTCCCGGAGATAAACAGTCTGGAAGATTGGGCAAGACTCACACAGCTTGAGAGATCTGGAGAGCAATCTGAAAGAGGACTCACGTTTAATGATCGTGACTTTCTGGTGCGCACAATTGGATCGCACGACAACAAGAAGGCACTAGGAATCAGGAGCTGGAAGGACGTGCTCAGGAACTACAACCTGCAGAACAAAGACTTCACGCCGGGGCAGGTTGTTGCCGTGGTTCAGTTCAGCGGTGCCGAGCCGGTGCGTGCTGAGACCATCGGAGCTAAGCCGCATCCATCATACGAAGCGCTGATACCGGGCAAGGCAATCGGAACACTGCCTCAGAAGACGATGATCAAGGACGTGTTCCGCGATTTCTTATCAAAAACACAGCCACCGGCATTCACTCGGAAGGTTCAGACCAATATGCCGAAGTTTGTGGTTGGCGAAGGCGATATGCGCTTCATGCCCTCCGACCAGCAAGGCTTCTATAGCAAGCTGGAAGAAGTTGTTAACGCTAAGTTGCCAAAGGTTGCTTCACCTCAACAGGTGCTTGCCTCCGTTGATCCCGGAAAAGGAAGCGGAGTCAAACCAGAGGAGCTGAAATGGACTGGGTTTGCTCAGGCCGTCGAGCGCATCGCCAAGGAGAATGGTGGCAAGGTTCCGAAGGAGAAGATCATTGAGCACCTCAAGAACGAAGGCCAAGTCAAGTTTGAGGAAGTAACCTCCGGCATAGAAGGCAAGTCGATCACGCAGGACGAGGTCGACCGCCTTGAACGCAGAGCCCAGCGAACGCGATCAAACGCTGACTGGTCTGCCTACGAAGACGCAGTGCTGCGCTTTGAAAGCCAAGAGCTTGGAACCGAAGCGCAGTATTCAAGGTATCAGTTGCCGGGAGGTGAGAACTACCGCGAGGTGGTGCTGACCTCTGACAATGCGAGTCCGTACACGTCGACTCATTTCAGAGACATTCCAAACTACGTTGCCCATATGCGGGTCAACGAGCGTGCAGACAACAGTGGAAAGCCGGGTCTATTCATTGAGGAGATCCAGTCTGACCGCCATCAACAGGCGCGTGAAAAGGGATATCTTGAGGACCAAGGAACTGATTGGTCGAAGGTTCCAGTGTATCAGTACCGTGATCTGGTGGCTAAAGGCGAGTTCCCTAGCGTCATGCACATTGAGGTCAAAGACGGTCTGTACCGGCTTGTGGCTCCTGATGGCGGTGTGCACCACGTTGAAGGATCGCTTGAGAAGCTGAAGAAGAACTACGATTCAAGAATCGCCAAAGGCATTGCAGACGCACCGTTCCGAAAAGACTGGTCGCTGCAGATGTTCAAGCGTGCGCTGCGCGATGCTGTCGCTTCTGGAAAGGAATGGATTGGGTGGACTACTGGAGAGACTCAGGCAGAACGGTTCGACCTTAGCAAACAGGTTGATTACATTGATTATCGTCGAGTCGGACCCGACAAATATGATGTTTCGGTTGTTGGCAAAAATGGAACCGACTTGTTTTCTGAAACAGGCATCAATCAAAGCCGTGTATCTGATGCCGTCGGCAAAGAGATCGCCGATAAAATAGCCAAAGGAGAAGGTCAGTCTGGTGGAGGCAGGATGACATTGCGTGGTCTTGATCTCAAGGTCGGCGGCGAAGGAATGAAGGGATTCTACGACAAGATCCTGCCTTCAGAGGTTCAGAAGTACGTGAAACAATGGGGCAGCGAGGTGAAGAAAAACGAAGTCAATACAGGCCAAGGAAAGCCCACTGAATACGCTGACTTCTCGGAGTATCAAAAAGCTCGGAAAGAAGGACAGAAAACTACCATTTGGCGCGTTGATATTACGCCCGAAATGCGTAAGTCGGTGAGTGAATCAGGTCAGCCTCGCTTCATGCCTGCCGGCGACATGGCTACTGGCCGCGGCGTCAAGGACCACCGCGAGGCCATGGACCTGTTTGAGAAGGGCTACAGGCTCTATGGTGCGCTCTACGACGGCATGGAGGATCCCATCCGGCTGAATAAGGCTTCCGAGATTGAGCGGTTCGATCCTGAGAACCTGTGGGCGGTGCCATCCAAGAAGATTGCGGCGGCAATCAGCGTGCGGAATATGCCGGCTGATCTAATGCCCTCCCCCGACTCCGCCATGCCCGGTGCCTATAGCTTCCCCGGTGGTTACCGTGCGCTCCCGGGTAAGGCCAAAGGCTCCCTTCGCATCTACGGCCCATCAGGAAGCCTCCTAGGCATCGCCAGCAGCCTTGACGAGGCCCAACGCATCATCCGCAAGAAGGCCAAGCAATGAGCTACGATTCACAGACCAGCACCAGCCTGATCAACAAGCTGCGGAAGGACGTCGACAGCCTCACGCTGAAGATCGCCACGCTATCGGATCAGAAACCTTCTGGAACCGACGGTGGATCTGTGGGCACTACAAGTGTCTGGCATACCCGCACAATCAACACCATCGACAGCGATCCGAATGGGCTGGTGTTGGGACTGACAAACAATGCATTCACGCTTGCATCTGGCGCATACCAGATCCGAGCTGTATGCCCGTTTCACCATAGCTCCGAGACTCGCACCCGCCTGTATGACGTCACCAATGCGGTGGTCATCGGTTACGGATCGTCGGCTTTTGTAGGCAACAACGAGGAGCAGCAGGTCACGTTCAACCTGCGTGTCCAGCCACACAAGGACAACGTCTACCGAGTCGAGTTCTGGGCCACCAGCAGCGTGTCTACAACCGGACTCGGAATACCGTCTAACAACGGAACCAACGAGGTGTACTCGACGGTTGAGATCACCCGCTTGGACACCGGGATGACCAAGCCGCAGGGCGGTTCCGGCGTGCAGGGTCCACAAGGACCGGCTGGACCTGCAGGCCCTGCTGGCCCACCGGGACCGGCTGGTAGCGGAACTGTTACCAGCGTATCGGTGGTCACTGCAAACGGCGTGTCGGGCAGTGTGGATACGCCAACAACCACGCCGGCCATCACGCTTGCTCTTGGGGCTATTACACCTACCAGCGTGGCAGCATCGGGAGCCATCAGCGCAGGCGCTACGGTCACCGGGTCGAACCTGTCAGGCGTCAATACAGGCGATCAGGTTATCATCCTCGGCGGCGACAGGTTGCTGGCTGAGAACGGCGACTTCGTCATCACCGAGTCGAGCGACTACATCCTCGAGACAGGTGATGTGACAGGATCCGGAACAGGCCGTATCACCACCACAATCACCCCGCAGGCTGTCACGTATGACAAGATGCAGTTTGTAAGCGCTACAGACCGCATTCTAGGCCGTCAGTCTGCCGGTGCTGGACAGATAGAGGAAATCACCTGCACCGCGGCTGGCAGGGCCATTCTGGACGATACAAGCGCTGCCGATCAGCGCACCACTCTCGGCGCTGCAGCAAGCGGTGCCATCACGGCTTCTGGACTAACTGTCAGCGCATCAAATCGTTTGCTTGGGCGTGTCGCAAACAGTGCTGGAGCTGTCGATGAGATTACGCTTGGTGCTGGGATATCGGTATCCAGTGGCTCGCTTACTCTTGGCAATATCGAGCCCACATCGGTGGCTGCTTCCGGCACGATTGCCGGATCGAACATCTCGGGCACTACCTCCGGCAACAACACAGGCGACCAGACGATCACGCTCACCGGGGATGTGACAGGTTCTGGCACAGGTTCATTTGCCGCGACCATCGGACCCAACAAGGTTACCTACAGTAAGATTCAAGCCGTCAGCGGTGGATCTAAACTTTTGGGAAGCAATTCAACGGGCGCTGCTGTTCAAGAAATTACGCTCGGCACCAATTTGTCGATGACGGACAGCACCCTAAACGCAACTGGTAACAGCGGCACTGTGACCAGCGTGGGAGTGTCCGGTGGTACGACAGGCCTTACCACTTCCGGAGGCCCTGTGACGGGTTCTGGAACGATCACGCTTGGAGGCACGCTCGATATCGACAATGGCGGAACCGGAGCGACCACTGCTGCTGCAGCTATAACCAATCTTGCAGGATCAGCCAGCAACGGTCAGTTCCTCCGCGGCAATGGCACCGTGGTGGAGATGAACACGATCCAAGCGGCTGACCTTCCTCAGATTGCTTTGGGCAGTTCTGCGGTATCCGGAACGCTCGGTGTGATCAATGGCGGCACTGGTCAGAGCAATGTCTACACCGACGGTGATCTGCTCATTGGAAAGACTTCTGGAAGCACTCTCGCACGTGCGAAACTGACTGCCGGTTCAAACGTCACGATCACCAACGGTTCAGGCACGATCAGCATTGCTGCAGCCGGTAATGTGGCAGGCCCATCGTCGTCCACCGCGAACAACTTCGCGCTATTCGATGGAACCACCGGAAAGCTGGTAAAGGGTTCCTCTTGGAATCAGGTCGATACCGACATCAAAGGCCCTGCTGGAAGCCCTTCCATGACCTATGGTTTCGTTTACATACCAGCAGGATCTACGGCACCAAGCGGTGTTCCAAGCAACGTCAGTGGACCTCCGACAAACGTGCCGATGTATCTGCAGACCAACAACGCTGCGAACACCAATGTTCTGTGGGTGCACAACGGATATAATTGGAAATCAGTGAACCTTTCATAATCTCTACAAGTGAAACATAACTTCCCGTGCGTCGAGTCGGTTCGACGTGTCCCACTCTCCAATGGACGTGTTGTCCGAGTCTGGCGCGACCGTACAACAGAGCCGCTCAAGGCATCGTATCCTGACGAGGACATCGTCACTACCTGCATCGCTCAGGCAGGCAATGAGGTGCAGATGATCGCTGCCTTGTCGAAGCTGAAAGGCGTGAATGCTGTGGAGCTAGTCGACGCCAATGGGCACGGCACGGTGATCTACTCCTCGTGGCCTTGATCCGGTAGCGGCTTGCAATCGGAGTAAATTACCGCTTGCAATTCGGAGTGAACATTGTTCCAGCACGCAAGCGTGTCATGGCTATCGGATGCTCTCACGGCAACCGGGCCAACAAGGATGCGCTTGCTGCTGCCCTTCTATTCCGCGAGCAGTACCGACCCGATGAGGTCATTCACCTTGGGGACGCCTATGACCTTGCGTCTCTTCGCGCAGGCGCTCTGAACAACCAAGGCGACTCCGATGCAGCAGACGACTACCTTGAAGATATCGACGATGGGCGGAGGTTTCTGGGGGCCTTGAGGCCTACCGTTTTTCTCGTGGGGAACCATGATGAGAGAGCCCGGCGCCTTCTCGGCCACCACAATGCCGTTGTGCGCGGCTTTGCGGAGGCTATCTGGCAACGGATGCTGGAGCCGATAGAAAGGCACGCTCACACGATCATCAAGACTCACGATGTGCTTCCCAGAAGCTGGTACAAGCTGGGCGGCTTCTCTTGGGGCCACGGCCTGCTTTACTCCGAGAACTTCCTGCGTGATACCGCGGAGACTTGGGGAAACACCGTGGTGGCCCACGCGCATCGCGCTGGGATGGCTACAGGACGCCGGAGCGACCATCCGGTGTGTCTGTCCCCGGGAACACTTGCGGACGCGCCATGCATGGATTACGCGCTACGGCGAAGGGGTACGCTGGCTTGGTCCCATGGCATCGTGTTTGGCGAGTACACCGACACATCCGCCCAGCTCTACGTGCATCAATGGCCTCAGGGGGAAAAGGTATGGAATCTGCCGAGCTTTTAAGACGCATCAGGGACGAGCTAGGGAAAAAGGTGCAGGTGCCTGATTCCGAGTGGAAAACCGCTCGGCAATGGGGCATTGTGTGGGGCCTTGGACCGGCTCAGGCAAACAAAATGATTTTGCAAGGCATTGAGTCCGGCTTGATGGAAATGCAACGATTCCGAGTTTCAACACCCACCCGCGGATCCTACCCAATACCACACTACCGGCAGACCAAATGAGCGACATTGTTTCCGAAACCATCCAGCAGCGCGGCAAAGTCTATGGCGAGCCACACCATAGCCACACCAACATCGGGCTCTCATGGACAGGCCTGATTCAGCAGCACTACGGAATCACGCTGCCTCACGCACTGCCGGCCCATATCATCGAGCTGATGATGGTGGCCTTCAAGGTGCATCGGTCGTCCCGGGTGTTCCATGCCGACAACTACGTCGATCTTAGGGCCTACGCAGCGTTCGCGGAACACGCTCAGGAACACCCCGGAGAGCCCTACGTTCCGCAGAAGTGACAGCGGTTTCGACTCGGTAAACATTGGTGATTCTTCAAAATCTACAGAGAAGTGTAAAATCCTGTAGACGGTAAGATTGAGGCTGTGGCAGATTGATCCCGTCAACGAGATCAACACCATGAACACCTACCGACTCAACTCTACCGAATGGGTTTACACCCCGAGCATGATTCAGATGGCAAAGCAGCAGTTTGGCTTTGATCCCAAGTGGAGCCTGAACCTGCTGATGGACGGATACAACTTGCCCAAGTCGATTGCGGTCGACTTGCTTACCGGAAAGATCGCTTTTGCAATCGAAGGCGAGACCGTGGTTTTCACAGCTTAACAAGGAACCACGCCATGATCCTCCCTAAAGTCATCAAGAGCGTCCAAGTTCCGCACCCGGTCCAATTCCTGTCTGGTCCGCGAATCTGGGTGAAACAATTCATCCAGTTGGACGACCGCATCGTTGCAGTCGACTTCTGGTATCACAACAACGGCACTCTGTACCGCGTGGTGCAACGTGAGCTTCGCGAGGAAGACGACGTGCTGCTAACTGCCTAACCCACTCTACGGTCGGGTGACCGTTATCACCCCATCCGGCTCGTGAGGAATACGGAGCACAGGGGCGCGACTGGTCAACGCGCACAACTCTCCAAACCATGACCACCATCTCCAATCTCATCACCGCTCTGATCATCGTCGAGTCATCCGGCAACGATCTAGCCATCGGCGACAACGGACGCGCCATTGGCCCCCTGCAGATCCACCGCGGGGTAGTGCAGGATGTGAACCGGATCACCGGGAGCAACTACCAGTGGCAGCAAATGACCAACCGGGTGCAGGCCCGTGCGGTTTGCGAGGCCTACCTGAAGCACTACGTCACTGAAAAACGAATTAACCGAAAGCCAACAGTTGCAGACTTTGCGAAGGTGTGGAATTCTGGCCCCAACGGTTTCAACAAGGTTGTATCGAATGGATATGCCAAAAAAGTTGAAGTCGCATTGGGCAACCTGAATGAAAATAACACTACCAAACAATCGAGAGTTTCAAATAGATGAATGTGACATTGAGCTTGTTAAAGCGCACAAATGGAATGTTCACATAATGAAAACGGGCTACAAGTATGTTTACAGGTTTGAAAAGTCAGAAAACAAAAGAGTTATGATCTATTTGCACAGGAAGATTATGTCATGTGAAAACTATTTGTATGTTGATCACATTAACGGAGACACTCTTGATAACAGGAGGTCAAACCTAAGAGTTTCAACCAATAGGCAGAATCAATGGAATCAAAAGAGAATCAGAGGAATTGTTCCATTCAAGGGTGTTACGTTGGAAAACGGTAAATACCGGAGCAGGATTCGGATAAATGGTAAAAAGACAAATCTTGGAAGGTTTGACACAGCACAAGAAGCCTCCAACGCATACAACAAAGCATCTAGAGATTACTTTGGTAGCTATTCATATACAGAGCAATGACCAAAACTAAAACCATTCTCATCGACATTGACACTCACAAGAAGCTGAAGGCGCATTGCCTCGCTGCCGGCCTGAAGATTCAGGCAGTTGCCGACAAGGCTATTGCCGCTTGGCTACGAAAGGCAGAGAAGTGAAACGCATCCTAGCTATAGATCCCGGTGCAAGCGGCGGTATCGCGCACTTTGCCAATGGCAGAGTGATTGTTGAGCCGATGCCTGACACATACGGAGACATCCGAGATGTGCTGATCAACTGGTTGTCGCAGTCAGAAGTAGTATACCTTGAAAAGGTTGGTGGATACGTGGGCGGAAAAGGGGCACCGGGCAGCGCCATGTTCAACTTTGGCTACAACGTCGGATACATTCACGGCCTGATTGCATCCATGAATCTCAGGATGATCGAAGTGACACCACAGCGCTGGCAGAAGACGATCTCGGCTGGAAACAAGGCGACCCACGGAACCAAGTGGAAGGCCCATCTCAAGCAACTGGCGCAGCAACGTCAGCCAAGCATCCACATCACGCTGAAGACTGCCGACGCCGTGCTGATCCTAGAGCACGCCATGATTGCGGAGGGCCTCAAGTGATCACCAAGAAGACCATCACCAGCGCCGTGGCCGCAGGCTGGATCTCATTCCCGGAGCCGAAGGAACGGCAGCTATCTCGAAACTGGGCGCAGTCGGTCGAGGCATTCGACAGCGGTCTGGCTTGGCGTATGTACGACAACGGAGCCAGCCGGGAGCAGATCGCACGGGCTGTCGGGTGCAGCCGGCGTGGTGTGCAGGCAATCATTGAGCATGGGAGGACAAACAAATGAGCGAGCAACCAATCAACGACGGAGGACCGGCGTTTCCAGTCAAAGGTATGCCGATTGATCCTGACACCTATCTGAATCGTCCCGGCATCAGCATCCGTGACTACTTCGCGGCGGCTGCGTTGGCTGCTGTGCTTAAAGAATTGTGGCAGCAGGGTGAGCACTCATCCCCTATTCCACCATTGGCTGCAAAGTTTGCATATGAGATGGCCGACGCAATGCTCAAAGCGAGGGAATCGAAATGAGCGACACCCCAATATCAGACAGCACTCCGCACAACGTAGCCGATCTTGGCATGCTGTGCAGGAGGTTGGAACGCGGACTCAACGAAGCCAACTCAATCATCCGGCAGCAGCAATTGTTGGATGAAGAAAACCTGCGGTTAAAAGAGCGCATCAAGCGGTTGGAGGAGGCGGGGGATGAAGCAATCTACCCCTTTGAATATGCGGCCCGAGTGAGAATTTG